AGCATCCAGCATCAATGCAACACGAGTCGAGCGCATCGTGCTGGAAGCCTTCTGGAAGTCACCAGGAGGCTTGATAGCGGAGGAGGTGGCACTGCTCACCAGACTGCCTCTCAACACCGTTACGCCCCGCATAGCGCCGCTTGTGCGGAAGGGATACATCATCCCGACAGGCAAGCGGAAATCTTCGTCAGGACGCAACCAACGGGTGCATAAATGGATCAGCGAAGCGTAGAGTGGATTGAGGCTAGGTTGGGCCATGCAACAGGCTCTCGGGCCTCCGATATGCTTGCAGGGAAGGACACGCAAGCTCGCAAGGGATACATCACCCAGCTTGTGACAGAGCGACTGACAGGAGCAAGTCAGGACTTCTACACGAATGCCGATATGCAGCGCGGGATTGACCTAGAACCCGTCGCTCGTGCTGCTTACCAAGCAAGCCACGAACTGGTGGACGAGGTGGGCTTCATCAAGCACCCGACTATCCTCTGGTTCGGTGCAAGTCCTGATGGTTACGTTGGGAATGAGGGACTCTTAGAACTGAAATGCCCACGGTCGACCACACACCTCGACTACATCCAAGCGAAAAAACCACCACAAAAGTACATCCCGCAGATGCTGGCTCAGTTGTCATGCACCGGCAGGAAATGGGTGGACTTCGTGTCGTTCGACAACAGGTTCCCAGAGCATCTACAGTTGTTTGTAGTACGGTTTCAACCCAGTGCGGAGGAACTGGAGAAGTTCGAGAGCAAAGTAAAAGAGTTTCTGTCTGAAGTCAACAACCTTATGGAGCAATTATGCCCCTCGCCTACGAAGTGATTGCCACAACCGGAACCTACACCAACAAGTCTGGTGAGGAGAAAAAACGCTGGCAGAAGATCGGCGTTGTCATGCAAACCAAGAACGGACTCGCTCTCAAGATGGAGTCCGTACCTGTCAACTGGGATGGCTGGGCAACCCTAGCTGAACCAAAACAGCGGGAAGATGCGCCCTTCTAAACCATCTTGAGTGCTGCGGAGCGCACTTCCTCTACCCTGCGCTCCCAGCCTTTCCCGAACACATCCCAGGTCTGCAAGCCCTTCATGAACGCCAGTCGCTTGTCGCAGTAGATGTTGATGAGATCAGCGGCAACCATCGCATTGGCAGCTTGCAGCGACAACGGACCGATAGCACCGTCTGGCTGAGTGCCGACACACTCCTGCAACCAACGAGCAGCGCGGCCAGCACCAGAGTTGATCGCAGCGTCAAACACAACGTAATCGACTCCAGCGGGAAGCTGGTCACCCTTCACGCGATCCCAATACTGAGCCTTGTAGAGCGGAGCAACATCCGTCGGCTGAAGGTCTCGCATCTCCTGCTCGGTGACAGTCTTGCCGCACCACGCTTCCCAGACTGCTTTAGTGCAGCCAAGGTTGGTCATGCCGCCTGGGTCTTTCTCGTGGTGAACGAAGCCTCCCTCGTGATGGAGAACGGCAGCAAGTGCGGCATCAAAGTTAGAGTTCATTTCTTGAGCATATCCTTCTGTTGACTGGAGTTGGACGAACCCAACCAGAAGTTGTACACGCTGGCCGTTTCCCTTGCGAGCACACCCAGCAGCAGCATCATGACATCGCTACCAGTCAGCGTCATGTAGCCAAGCGCAGAGCCTACAAGCAGACCAAAGAACCCAGCAACGGTAACGATAGACAGCACAGCAGGGATGCGGCTCCTGGTGGCTACCTGCATCTCTCGTGCGGATTTCGTGTTCTCGACGTTTAGCTCAAACAGTTTCGTCTGTTGAGCCATTTTCGCCAGTTCACCATCCTGCTCTAGCTTTGCAAGCTCCCTCTTGGCAGCTTCAGCAGCAGCAGGATCAGGCAAGACTCTATCGAGAATCTTGCCGCCAACCTCAAGCAGTGGGCCTAGTGGAAGCATCGTCATCCTTCTTTGCCATGATGTTAGCAGCAGCGTATGCACCCTTGCGACCAGCAATGCCGCCAACAGCGCCAATTGCAAGCAACATGATGTCCTTGAGAATTCCAATCAATTGCGTATCAATCGGGCTAATGCGCTCCATGTCGTGCTCGACAAATAGTACTCCGCCGATAATTGCTATGACACTCAACAAAAGGATAGTCGCCAGAACAAGAACAATTGCCGCCCAAACTTTTGTCTCAAGCAGAGCAATTGTCGCGCTTGAATTTTCTTCCATCATGACCTTCCGTGATTTTCATGAAACCCGAGAATCTGTTCGTGATGTTTTCTGCAAAATATTGCAGAATTTTTATCAACAAAATTACCTAGAGACTTTCTTTTTCTGTCAACTGTTATATAAGCAGTCCACCGTTTATCTCTATTGTTCCATGACACTCCAACACAACCACTAGTGTTGTGCACTGGTTTTTTTGCATTCCTACCGTTGATTTGCCTAGTGGCTTCTCTTAAGTTTTCAATTCTATTGTCTGTTCTGTTACCGCTTATGTGATCTACAAACTCAGGCCAATAATTGTGTTTTAACGCAAAAATTATACGGTGCGCTACAACAGGATGACCTAGCAAAGAACCTGTCTTGTACCCATCCCCATTGGTTGAAGTGAAAGCAGGTTTGTTAGAAAAGCGTTTATTCCAAATTACAAACGACCTTTTCGTCTTGAACATTTCTATTGGCCGAGGCTTCCAATAAACGATGCCATTTTCGAAATCTGCATACAACAAAGAATGCAAATCCTCTGTGCTCATCTTCATGTCGAAATCCTTGCGAGAAATAGCATCAGCGCGTCGATGCAAAGAATGCTCACCACCAGAAACTTTATTGGCCCGGCCATGCCTCGATGATGTAGCTAACAAGGTGAAACAGGATGATGCCGCCGATACCGATAACGACAGCGATCAGCATTCTTTCTTTCTTCTGCTTTACCAGACGCTCTTTCTCTCGCTGTGCTGCCAATTCTGCCGCCTTGCGTCTCTGTACTACCGCATTGTGCTCGCGCTGAATCTCGTCCCACACATCAGATTGACCAGACCATATCAGGAACTGTTTAAGTTCCTGTGTCATCTCGCGCACTTTCTTAGCGGCAATGACAGTTTCCAGCGCCTCGCTCATCGCGGATTGCTCTGGCTTCTGCTTGGATTTCTCGTCCAGTGACGCTTTCTGGAGTTGATCCTGCGCGTCGAACAATTTCATGAAGTCGCCCAAGCACTCGTGCGCCTCCTTGCCGATCTGAATCGCTTGCTTGATGCCAGCGACAGCGGCTTGGGCGGTAGCGAGTACAACAGCGACTTCGATCATGTTTTCAGAACCAACCCCAACAAAAGCGCAATGATAAACGCAGCACTGCCGATCAGAATCTGCTCAAGACGCTTCAGACGAGCATTGATGCCATCGTAGCGAACAGCGCAGACTTCTTCGTGCGTCATTAGTTTAGCCTCGATGTCGTTCATGTCTTGATGATGAAGTAAACACCCAGGTAGGGCGGGAGATTGGCATTGGTGGCAGACGAACCCTCTGTCGAGATTGTCGTCGTAATGCTGGCTGTAGAACTTTTTACGTTCGTTCCAGAGTCGTTTACGTTGGCAATCCCGTAATCAGCGCCAGAACCTGCCAAACGATCATCGACAGATGCGCCTGAGATATTGCTGACTTGAATGTTGTGCGTATGCCCAGCATCCGTACTCGTCGCGGTGTGTGTATGGCTGACAAGTGTAGCGTTTGCACTACCACCAGTAGAGTTGGCACTGTACGTCGTGCCAGCACCAACAGGGAAGCGGTCGCGGAAGTCCGGCAAGTTGAACGTAGTAGACCCGTCACCCGATCCGTATGCCGTACCGAGAACCGCAAACAGCGCGGAATAGGTCGAGCGGGAGACAGCAGCACCGTTACACAGGAGATAGCCGGTCGGAGCAGAGGCAGTGCCCCACATCATCATTCCGCCAGTAGGGACGTAGTTGGGTGCAGACGAAACCCAACCTGACCCGTCAGACGTTAAGACGTTGCCTGATGTGCCTGACGATATAAGGCCAGTGCCGCCACCACG